GATATTGCTATTGATCCTAGCGGAGCAATCAGCAAGGCAGAAGAAAAGCCTCAAGTTCCTGTAACTGAGTTTGTGCTTTCACTGTTTGACAGAGAAACAGGACAGTTTCCAAAAGGTGAAACAGCAGTACTAACAGCAGTAGAAAAAGATTACGGCGAACAGTATATCAATGGCGCAAAAGAATTTATTGAGGCAATAAAACACAAGTTTGAAGAACACTCAATGAGGCAAGAAGCAAGTGACGAACACGATGCTGAAATGACCAAAATGAGAGAATTAGCTGGTTTATCCATTTAATTCAAAAATTTAGTAGAAAACACTTGACTTCTACTAAATAGTATTGTATAGTATATATTGTGCTATACAAAACAAAGGCACAATGCAATAGGCAACATATAAAGGAGGCATAACTATGGCATCATTAGCAGAAATCAGAGCAAAGCTCAAAGAACAAGAATCACGCACAGGCGGCGGTTCTAACACAGGTGGCGACAACGCAATTTACCCATTTTGGAATATGAAAGAAGGCGAAACTTCAACGCTTCGTTTCTTGCCAGATGGCGACGAATCAAACACTTTCTTTTGGAAAGAGCGTTTGATGATCAAACTTCCATTTGCTGGAATTAAAGGCGAGACAGACTCTCGTCCAGTACAAGTACAAATTCCATGTATGGAAATGTATGGCGAAACCTGTGAAATCCTAAATGAAGTACGAGGTTGGTTTAAAGACACAAGTCTTGAAGACATGGGTCGTAAATATTGGAAGAAGCGTTCATATATCTTCCAAGGCTTTGTTGTAGATAATCCACTTGGTGAAGATACAACACCTGAAAATCCAATCCGTAGATTTATTATTGGTCCACAAATTTTCCAAATTATTAAAGCGGCACTAATGGATCCAGACATGGAAGAATTGCCAACAGATTATACTGCTGGTGTAGACTTCCGTCTTGCTAAAACAAGCAAAGGTGGTTATGCAGACTACTCAACATCAAACTGGGCTCGTAGAGAGCGTCCATTAACTGATGCAGAGATGAATGCAGTTAACACACACGGGTTGTTTAATATGTCAGACTTCCTTCCGAAAAAGCCAGGCGAAGTAGAGCTTAAGGTAATGAAAGAGATGTTTGAAGCATCTGTTGATGGCGAGGCTTACGATGCAGAGCGTTTTGGCCAGTATTTCCGTCCAGCGGGAATGGCAGCTAGAACAGGTGATCCTAATGTATCATCTACAAACGGTACAGCAACATCGAGAACGCAAGAAACTGCCCCAGTAGCAGACGCAACACCAACTGCTCCAGTAGCAGAAACAGTAGCAGAAACTGCTCCAGCGGCACCTGCAACTGAACCTGCATCAGCAGACGGTAATGCAAGTGACATTCTTGCAATGATCCGTTCAAGACAAGCAAACTAAAATACGCCCCGGGCCTCTGCAACACAATGTTGTATGCCCGGTTTTTAACAAGGAGAAACCATGGCTAAATCATTTGATGTTAGTAAGTTCCGTAAGGACCTAACAAAATCTATCACAGGTATGAGTTCTGGCTTTAATGATCCTACTGATTGGATCAGCACAGGCTCGTATGCACTAAACTATCTTATTAGCGGCGACTTTAATAAAGGTGTTCCGCTAGGTAAAGTTACAGTGTTTGCAGGAGAATCAGGCGCAGGCAAAAGTTATTTTTGTTCTGGTAATATTGTAAAACACGCACAGGATCAAGGTATCTTTGTAGTACTAATTGACTCAGAGAACGCACTTGACGAATCATGGCTACAAGCATTAGATGTAGACACAAGCGAAGAAAAACTACTTAAACTTAATATGTCAATGATTGATGATGTAGCAAAAACTATTTCAACATTTATGACAGACTATAAAGCAATGAACGAAGAAGATCGTCCTAAGGTGTTGTTTGTTGTTGATAGTTTAGGTATGTTGTTAACACCCACTGACATGGATCAGTTTCAAAAGGGTGATATGAAAGGTGATATGGGTCGTAAGCCTAAGCAATTAACTGCACTTGTTCGTAACACAGTTAACATGATTGGTAGTTACAATGTAGGACTTGTATGTACTAACCATACATATGCATCGCAAGATATGTTTGATCCAGATGACAAGATCTCAGGTGGTCAAGGCTTTATCTATGCATCATCTATTGTAGTTGCAATGAAAAAGTTGAAACTAAAAGAAGACGCTGATGGTAATAAGATCAGTCAAGTTATGGGTATTCGTGCAGGCTGTAAAGTAATGAAGACTCGCTATGCAAAACCGTTTGAAGGTGTGCAAGTAAAGATTCCATACGAAACAGGTATGAATCCTTATAGCGGATTAGTAGAGTTATTTGAAGCAAAAGGTTTAATTGAAAAAAGCGGAAACCGTTTGAAGTATGTTACAACTGATGGTGAAGAACTACTAGACTATCGTAAAAATTGGAATGGCGAATTGCTCGATAAGGTTATGTCAGATTATCTTCTAAAAGAAGCATCTGTGGTAAATACCTCAGAAGTTGTAGAAGAAACAACTGATAACCCAATCGAGGAGCCTGTTAATGGATGAAGCACAAATAGTTGACATTTGGATGTTATTTAAAGAAAATATTGATAAGAAAACTATAGATATAGTTGCAGAACGCTACATAGAAATATGTGCCGACTACGGAGCATCTGACGAAGCATTTACAAATGCACTAGGAAATGATACTGAGTTAGATGATGCAATCTCTTATTATTTAGATATTGATAACGACCCAGATGAAGACGCTGTTGATGAATGGGAAGACTAAATGGGTTGGTATAGCGAAGTAAGTCGTAATGTATCTAAAATACCAGATGCTGTAGCACACTTTGAAAGCGAACTTACAGAAGCCCGTATGGAAGTTAAATTAAAAGGTAATGTTGAACGAGCCGCGGCAGAAATGCCCGGTATCGTTGAACATCGGTTTAATCAGCTTCAAGAAATTGAAGCAATACTTTATTATCTTAATATCGAATTACGGCGACTAAGAAGTTCGTATTTTAAGAAGTATCTTGAAAATTATCAAAGAGCTTTATCAAGTCGTGACGTAGAAAAATATGTAGACGGTGAAGCAGATGTAGTTGATTATGAAAAAATTATCAACGAGTTTGCTCTCCTGCGAAATAAATGGTTAGGACTCTTAAAAGGTCTTGATCAGAAGCAATGGCAGATAACTAATGTAGTAAAGCTGAGAGTCGCAGGAATGGAAGATGCCACGCTATAATATATTAGTTGGATGTGATCAAACTTATTATGATGATTGGGCTATACATTTAGTCCGCAGTATTAAGTATTTTAATCCTTGGATAACCTGTCATGTCCATGTTGTAAATCCCACACACATTGAAAAAGTTGACGGTGTAGAGTATACTTCGGAGCAACGAGAATTTCCTAATGACACAGTAAAAATAGGATATCTTCAAAGTGTAAGATTTTTAAAAGTTGCTGAAAAGTTTAGTGACAAAGATATGGTTATGACACTTGATGCTGATACTATTTGCACAAGAAAAACTACACCTAGCAAGTTTGAAGAAGTTGCAAAGCGTATAACAGTATTAAGACATTTAAAAGACAAACATTGGTTAGCAGGATTAGTAACATACGGTGAGCCAGGTTTTAGAAAAGAATTTTCTGACATGTTATTAGCTAAACCTATCGAACAATGGGCACCTTTTCATGACCAAAATGTATTATACGAACTTAGCAAAAAATATACATTTCACGAACAGCCGCCTAGATTATATTGGATGAGTATAGGTAAAAATGGTAATCAAAGCGTGTTTCTTACTTTAAAGGGTAAGCAAAAAGAGAAAGATAAGTATCTTAACACATATAAAAAATTTATAGTAAGGAATATTTAATGTTAGAAGAACATCTAGGAGGTCACAACGGCCTAACGCATTTAGACGAAGGTGCGTTAGATTGGCTGAAAAATTTAGGACATAAGAGTTTTTTAGATATCGGTTGTGGTCCAGGTGGCATGGTGCAACTAGCAGAACAAAAAGGATTTAATGTTTTAGGCATCGACGGTGACTATACGCTAGATAGATATAATACAAATAATTTTTTAATACACGATTTTACAACAGGTCCTGCACCAGTAGATAAAATATTTGATATAGGATGGAGCGTTGAATTTGTTGAACATGTATACGAAGAATATATTCCAAATTATGTACAAGCAATGCAAAAATGTAAAAATGTAATTATGACTCATGCAGTAGTAGGACAAACAGGATATCATCATGTAAACTGTCAAGATCCTCCTTATTGGATCAACACTATGAAGCAGTATGGTTTTAGATTCGATCAAACTCTAACAAACCAATTGCGTAGAGTTTCTACAATGGGTAAAAAGAAGAAACACAGATTCTTGGAAAAAACAGGAATGTATTTTGTAAATGAAAAACTCTGAACCTTTAATCGTTGCTATAAAACCTGCATATAGAAATCATCCTATCGTCGGCGGCCCTAATATTAAGTTGGCTGAATGGGAAGATAAAGATCTTATCAATAGCGCAGACATATTTTTACAAAGTAATATACTAGAACAAAAGCGTCAAAAAAAACTAGGACATATTTACGAATTTATCCGCTATAGCGGCAAACCTTATATATGTGCCGAGTCAGCCGTGTTTCGTCGAAATATGCCAAACTATCCAAATCCAAAAGCGTATCATCGATTTAGTTGGTGGAGTTATTTTCATGACGAAGGAGAATACAATGCAGAAAATTGTCCTCGTGATAGATGGGATAAAGTACAGTCAGAACAACACATAGAAATTAAAGATTGGCAACAACCGGGATCTGCTATCTTATTACTATTACAAAGGCCTGGCGATAGTAGTTTAAAAAATCTATTGAAAAAACATGGTACTTATGATGCATTCCTAGTTAACACTCTTAAAGAAATACGCAAGTATACAGATAGAAAAATTATTGTACGCTTACATCCAGCTAGAGTAGAACGCCAAATGGAAATTATTAATCGTTGTAGTATTAGTAATTTTGAAATAAGTCAAAATAATTCAGGTGCAGGATTGTTAAATGGTGGCGAAGGATTGTATGAAGATTTTAAAAAAGCCTGGGCTGTAGTAGGATTTAACACTAATGCACTCACCGAAAGCGCATGTGAAGGATTACCTACATTTAGTTTATGTCCTAGCTCAATGGCTTGGCCTGTAAGTAATAAATCATTATCTACTCTAGAAAAACCAGAACTGTTTGACCGGCAACAATGGCTTAACAATCTTGCATATTGTCAATGGCGAACAGACGAAATAGAACAAGGTCTACCTTGGCAACACTTAAAACCAATGTATCCAAATAAATTAATCAATCCTTATTGTTAGAATAAACTGCGTATATAAATATATACATGAAAAACATTGTTCTAGTTACAGGAGGCTTTGATCCAATACACAGCGGTCATATAGCTTTCTTTAAAGCTGCAAAAGCTCTTGGCAACACACTAGTTGTTGGCCTTAACTCTGATGAATGGTTGACTCGTAAAAAGGGTAGACCGTTCATGCCCTTTCAAGAAAGACTTGAAATAATAAAAAATTTAAAAATGGTTGACCAAGTCATTAGTTTTGATGATGCCGATGACACAGCATGTGGTGCTATATATAAACTACTAGCAACAAATGCTAGTGGTACTAAGATTATCTTTGCCAATGGCGGAGATAGAACAAACAGTACAACGCCCGAATACGATACATACGGATCAACACCGTGGGTAGAATTTGCTTTCGGTGTTGGCGGTGATGATAAGAAAAATTCAAGTAGTTGGATATTAGAAGAGTGGAAACAACCTAAAACACACCGAACATGGGGATACTATAGAGTATTACACGAAAATGGTCCGACAGTAAAAGTAAAAGAACTTACAGTTGATCCAGGAAAAACTTTAAGTATGCAGAGACACGAACAAAGGGCAGAACACTGGTTTGTGTCAGAAGGCACTGCGTCTGTATATACTATAGATAGTGCTTCTACAGACTACGAATTAAGAGGTAAGTATACGCTACATCAATCTTTACATATAGACACTAGAGAATGGCATATGCTTGCAAATGAAACTAACAAGCCGTTAAAAATTGTTGAAATACAATACGGTGAAAATTGTGTGGAGGAAGACATTGAAAGACGGCGTAATTAGAGTTTTTATCGGATACGACAGTCGAGAAGAGCTTGCATATCAAGTTTGTAGACAGAGTATTCTTGATACGGCCAAGTATCCTAATAGTATTGAAATATATCCTATCAAACAAAACGAAATGCGTGATAGAGGACTGTATTGGAGAGATGTAGATAAACTTGCCTCTACTGAATTTACCTTTACTAGATTTCTTGTTCCTGAACTTTGTGAATTTAGAGGTTGGGCATTATTTATTGACTGTGACTTTCTGTTTAAAAAAGACGTAAGGAATCTTTGGAAAGTAATTGAAGAATCTATAGAAAATAAAAAGAATTATGCAGTAATGTGCGTACAACATGACTATACACCTAAATCTATGACTAAGATGGACGGACAAGAGCAGACAGTATATCCTAGGAAAAATTGGAGCTCATGCATGTTGTTTAACTGTGAGCATCCTAAGAATAGAAAATTAACAAAAGACTTTATTAATAATCCCGACATTGACGGTAAATTTTTACATAGGTTTAGTTGGTTAGAAGATCGAGATATAGGCCGTTTAAGTCATGAATGGAATTGGTTAGTAGGTTATTATCAAGAAGATGATAAAACTGTTCCTGCTGCAATACACTACACCGATGGCGGACCGTGGTTTAAAAGTTATAGATTATGTGAATATGCAGCTGACTGGTACCTAGCAGAAAAAAGTTATCTTGCAAATAAAGCAGCAAACGCTAAACATAAACTAACTCCAAACACTTGGAAAGTTAATGACGATAAACAAGAAATATTAAAGTCGGTATTAAATTACCTAGTAGATCCTGAAGCTAAGTATTATGAAGGAAATACTTGGGAATCGATTACAGAAAGAGTAAAAGGTCACATGGGAAAAATAATAGCAATTGACACAAGCGAAGTAAACTTTGAAAGAAAAGGACACAGGTATGATCCTATTTTAGAAAACTTTGCAATGGGTAGTAATGGTGTAGTAAGTTCATATGCAGATCATTTAAATGACGATACAGCATTGGTTATTAGAGGTGTTGGCGGCGGCAGTCGTAAAGCAATAGAAAAGTGTAAACAATCTGGTAGAACTTTTTATACACTTGATACTGGATACTTTGGTAATTTTAAAAATAAATGGTTACACAGAGTAACAAAAAATAATATGCAGTTCATGGACGGAATCATCGAACGTCCGATGGATAGAGCTAAAGCACATGGATATAGATATCGTAAGCATTCGCTAGGTAAAAAGATATTAATTTGTCCTCCTAGTGATAAGGCTATGAGACTCTTTGGCCAACCTATGCCTGAAGAATGGGTTAAACAGGTTGTTGCAGAATTGAAAAAATATACTAGCAGACCAATCGAAATAAGGTTAAAACCTAATAGAACAGAAAGAGTGACTGATAAAACCATCCAAGCAGCTCTTGCAGACGATGTGCATTGTTTAGTTACATATAATAGTATCGCTGCTGTAGAAGCATTAATGGAAGGTAAACCAGCAATCGTTTTGGGTCCTAATGCAGCACAAAGTATCTGTGAAACAAAACTACAAAATGTTGATAATCCAAAAATGCCCGATAGAGATACAACAGATGCGTTTTTTGCTCACTTGGCATATTGCCAATTTGATGTACACGAACTTAGAAATGGATATGCATGGAGAACTGTAAATGAAAGTAGTGAGCTACCACGCTGGAATCCCGCCAAAAAATAATAGTCCAGAAAAGCCATTAATATTATCTAACTTTGTACAGGGCGTTCTTCGACAAGGCGACACTGGTATAAATCATTACGGAAATAATGTCCTTGATTGCGACTTAGCAGTACTTCAAGGGTATGTCCATGAAAATAGTAAAACAACTCCGCATCTATTATTTAGAAAATCTGTACTAGATTATCAAAAACTTAATAATAAAAAAACCTTAATAGTAGACAGTAATTTATTCCTTTTTGCAACAGGCAAGCGAAATACTCCAGGAAACTATTTAAGATACAGTTTTGACGGAGTATTTAGAAATACAGGATTTTATTTTGACAAATATGTAGATCCTTCTAGATGGAAAATTATTAAAGAAAATTTAGGATTAGAAATATTACCTTACGAAACCAGAGGTAATTATATATTGTTGTGTCTACAGCGTAACGGCGGCTGGAGTATGAAACGCAATGATGTTTTACAGTTTGCTCATAAGACCATTAGAGCGATTAAAGCAAATACAAATCGAAAAATTGTAGTTCGCGGACATCCAGGTGATAAAAAAACACTAGTAAGGTTACAACAAGAGTTGAAATATCCAAATGTAGAACTCTCTACTAATCCTGACATACGAGATGATTTAAAAAATTCATGGGCATCTGTTGTGTTTAATAGTAGTCCCGGAGTAGCAAGTTTAATAAATGGTGTCCCTGTTTTTCAAATGGATCAAGATTTAAATTATAGTATGTACGGCGAAGTAGCTAATACAGATTTGACAAAACTAGAAAGTCCTGTACTATTTTCTAGACAAGAGTGGCTAGAAACTATTGCAATGTGTCATTGGAGTTTTGATGATTTAAAAGACGGAACTGCTTGGAACTTTATGCGTAATTATGTTTAATTATTCCAGTAAGACTCTTTTCGTGTAACCATCATATCTTGTCTCCTTGACCGGCCTTCTTGTTTACGAACACCTTTCATGTGATCAATCCACTTACCAAGTACACCGTTAATTAAAGGATGTCCACCACCGCCCGACTTTGCTTCACGCAAATACATTTCGGCACTATAGTCTAAAACATTGGAATCAATTGGTTTTAATTGATTAAGTATGTGCCCAAACACAAAGCTATCATGCCATTCGGCCAGTTCAAATATTCCTTTGTCAGCATCTTCATAAAATCTTTCAAATTCTTTTAAGAACTGTACACACATAGGATGCTTTAAGTTCATACCATAAAATCCGCACTCTGGCCAAGTCTGTGAACCTTTA